CCAAGCTCCCCAACATTTAACTGCGAGGCCAATGGCACATATCCTGCGCCACTAAACCTTTTAATTAATATTTTTGGATTATGAATCAAATTCATTTATTTACACCATAGTCCAAAAAACTTTCATCCCTGAAAAAGTTGAATTAACATAAACCTTAGAAACATCATCTACAGGTATTGTCAGACTTTCCCCAGCAAAAAGCTCAAAACCATCAGTGCTTGACGCTGTTCCGGGAGTGACAGTTGACGGGCCTATGTACACATTTTCTGAGTTTGCATTGGCGCTTTTTACCACGACACCTTTGGTAGTTGGAATAGAACCGGATGTCAGTGGCACTGCTGTGTTTGCCACCGTAGTTTTGCTTCCAGTTATTACAGATGATGACACAGATTTAACAAGATTGATTGGAAGCCCAGTGTCAAGACTTACAAGAGTTATTGATCCGTCCGGGCCGTAAGCTATTTTATCAACAACATATTTGACGCCACCTATTTCATCGGCGCCAATTGTGTCTCCACCTTCGCCCGGATTAAGAATCACATTGTCAGACATTCTTTTTTACTTTCTTTAATGATTCTCTGGTTTTATTAACCAAATCTATCTTTTCTTTCTTTGATAAAACTTGCGTTCCCATCCTTTTTTCTGCATTTTCCAAAACAATATCGTCAGCGACATCTTTGTTAAATCGTTCAGAAACTTTTTTAACTTTTCTGGTTATAGCGCCTTCAGCGCCCCAACCGTTACTGTCAATCACTCTTGCAGCATCAGATCTGTCTGACACCCAAGCTTTAGGATCTCCGGGAAAATTTGCTAGGCTACTAAGGTATATCTTACCTTTGGTATTTATTCCAGCTTTTTTTGCGTATGACTGATAGTAATCGCCCATTGCCTGAAACCCTTCAAACTGATTTCCGTTGCAATGGCCGTGGAGAAATTCTCTGTCTGTGTTTGCTCCGGGAGGAGTCCTTGAAGCAAGCATGTCTGCAAGCTTAGGCGACACTCCTGACGCAATCATTTCATTGTAAAGCTTTGAATCCATCTATTGCTCCGTAGGAAATTAATTAGGGCTGTTTGCTGGGTGGTAAGGGTTTGGTGAAACATCTTGACCAAACTGCCTTCCAGAGTAACCTGCAGCTATAGCCGAAAAACCAGCGAGATCTCTATAACCGTCACTCCAAGTAGTTATCCAATTGCTACCATCCCAATCTGTATACAATGGCGTTGGATTTTTAGAAGGATCGTAAGGCTCTTCATCGTCATATTCACTTCCAGATGGGCCTTCACCACCAAATCCATTTAAAGGCTCTTGATCGTTGTTTGAATTTTGACTGTTTCCATAATAATAATTAGGATAAATAATGGTATCTCCACCGCCTCCATAACCACCACCGCCACCGAACCCACCGCCAAACCCTCCACCGCTTGAGCTGCCTCCACCGCCTCCACCACCGCCTCCACCACCGCCTCCACCGCCCGGAGGAGCAGGAGGAGCGCCCGGATCAGGGGCTTTATCCAAAGGAGGAGGTTCTCCGGGAGGAGTTGGTTTAGTCATATCAATGCTGCTCCCAAAGCCACTTCCGCTTCCGGGAGTATATTCGCTGTCATCAATTCCAGAAACATCGCCGGGATTATAAACCGGATCGCTTGGGTAATACGGTTCAGAAGTGTCAGGAGTACGAGCAGGATTGCCAATAGTTGGATTTTGGTTTGGCTTATTAGCCGAAGCTGTTGCGTTGCTCTTTTTAGGAGCGCCAGCGCTAAACCCGTTCATCTTTCCTTGCCCATAAATGTCATACACAGAATTAAATGCTGGCTTGTTGTTTGGCAAGTTTGGACTGCCAAAGGTGTTATTTCCGTATATGGAAACTTTGGGGTCAGCATTAGGATCAGGAGCGTTGCCAAAAGTATCAGGCTTAGCTTGATTACCTTTGTACATGTCATATACGGAATTGTATTGTGGTGAAGCCATTTTAACTCCTTGATTACCAGCCCCATGGGTTATCGTCAGTTATTACCCTGCTTGTTTTCTTGACTGGCTGAGGAGTTTGCATCACAGGCTCAGCAGCCAAGTCATTGTTTGGAACAGAGTTAGTTAAAAATTTTGGAATAGACCTGACAACCCTGTCTGTATTATCAGAAAAAACAGGAACGGCTTTGCCAAGGTCGTCAATTTTTCCAAAATTGTCAAACTGAACAGCAATTGTTTTTTTACCAATATCTGGAATTTTTGAAAATTTATCAGCTGCGTAATTGTAGCCATCGCCCAAAAACCCTCCCCATGTTCTTTTTGTGGCAACATTATCAACTATTGGAGCAGCAACATCCGCAAATGTTCCTCCAGCCGTGCTTGTTACCGGGTTTACTTTAGCAAGACCATTTGCGTAATCAAACGCACGAATGGCATCGTCAGAAGTGTTTGTGACAAATGTACCTATCGTTTCTGACAAAGGCTTAACTTTGCCAATATCCATGGTGTAATCAAATCCTCTTGCTGTCTTTTGCGGAGAACCAAATGGGACATCATTTATTATTTTTAAAAAATTAGGATCCATCTGCTCAATCGCAGCGCTGGTGCTTGACACCGGGACATTGAACGGGAGATCTTTTTGAACAAGCTCTCTTAAAGGGTTTGTGCTAGGAAGCAACTCATCAACCGTTTTGGTTGTTGTCGGGAAAGCTTCAACACCGTTCTGAATTGTGTTTTTTAAATCACTAGTCAATGGAATTGGATCTCCATAAACAAATCTTCCGGTGACCGGATCTTTTGCTTTTGCTTTTGGAAATTTTTGAGCTATTTGTTGTTTTAACGCATCCAAACCAATGTCAGCCATGTTATCAAAGCTGTTTGCAGGGATGACGCTTGGCAATTCACGGGCAGCAGTGGACACAACGGAAGGAGCCTTGGAAGCAGCGTTCATAATATCGGGGGCAACTTTGGCTGCGTCCATTACTTCAGGGGCAACTTTAACCACCTTGGATGTGATCCCAAGAGCTTTTGGAGCTGCAGAAATTCCTTTTGCTGCGTATTTAAGTGTAGGTACAATTCCAAATGAAAAATATGTTGAAGGGTCGGTCACGATGTCAACGGCAGCATCACCAAGGCTTGAACCAATAGTGCCATCATTCGGAGCGTTGTACCCTGCAGGAGCGTACAATTCACGAGCATGTTTCTCAGCGTTTGGGTCAGTTAAACCAAAAGTATCAGAAAATGGAACAATATTAAGCATGGCTCTTGGATCAGCCTGACCGTAATTTTTAAATGTACCATAATACAAGCCAGTACTTCCAAGCCCACGGAAAAACCTACCCGGCTTATCCAGAGTTTCACCAGCATACCCAAGCATTTTTGCCAACAAACTTTGTTCTTCAGGTTTCATGGATTTTACCTCGCAACCAATTAAAGCTTACTTGTACGGTGGAACAGGCGGTGGCGGTTGATCAGGCGCTTTGTCCAGCGGTGGAGGCTCACCGGGAGGCGTAGGCTTGGTCAGCACCTTCATAAGAAGGTCGTACAAAGCGCTACTGTTTGGAAAATTTTGCATGTTAGGAACCCCTTGATTTTCCTTGTGGTAATGGCACTGGCTTAGGGGCGCTGTAATTCGCCAGCTTGGGTATTGGGTAACCTTGATTGTAAGTGTTGCCAGTTTGCTGAGGATTGCTTGCAGGATTGTAGTAGCCCTGCGATCCTTGCAATTGATTTACCAAAGGAGAAGCAGGAGAAACTTTTTGACCAGCAGATTCACGCTGAATATGACTATTTGGCATTTGTGTGTAAAATTGATAATCGGGTTCTGGATTACCCAGCTGTTTTGCCAAAGGAGAAGATGGGGCTTGCTGTCCCGGCACTTGATATCTATTAAGCTGGTTCGCTTTTATAGATCCTTTGGCTACGCCCTTCTGTACTGCTTGACCCATCCTTGACATGCGCTGCTGTACGGTTGGGATAGGCATCTGCGCCCCAGATGGGCTGAAAGTTGGCATTGGAACCGGATTGTAATTTTTGTTTTGAACAGGAGCATCATAAAAAAGACCGCCAATTTGCACAGGATTTTTCATGTTTGCATTGGAAAGGTAACCACGCTGTTTCCATTCATCGCCTTTTTTTGGAACGCCAGCACCCGGAAGCCCACCATATGGCGCCCAATTATTTGCAGCAGCTTTATTGTCATTTGCTTGTTGCTGAGCCTGAAGATCTTTGGCCTGAGCGTAAACGCTTTGCGCAGGAGAACCGTCAGCATAGCTGTAACCTGTTGGAGACTTGGCATCAGTGAATCTGTAGCTTCTATCTATTGATCCGTCAGGCATGTATCCTTTTTTTTGTGCCATTAGTTACGCTCCTTGAGGTGGTGGTGGCGCACCCTGAGGTGGGCCACCTTGCGGGGGCGCACCGGGAGGTGGCGGGGGTGGTGGTTGAATGAGATACTTCGATATGTCCAAATCAAGCGTCTTGGCCCAATCCGAAAGCAAGGCGTTGACAGGGGTGAAATCCCCGGTGTTCTGAGCAAAGCTCGACAAGCTTGGCAGAATATTCTGCATAGCTTGGCCCATGTTGTCAGCATCACGCTGCTTGTTTGGTTTTCGTGAGCTTCCTGCTGCAATCCTGTATTCAAGGTTATGAAGGATGTCATTCGGGTCACTCGAGACAATGATCTGATCCCAAAGGAACGCTATCGGCTTGCCAACAATGTTAACCACATCATCACCGGTGATATGCCAGCGCACAGCCAAAGCTTCCTTTTTGGCCACATCAGTCATGGCATCCTCGACCTTGTTGGACATGTCGTCAGGACGGATCTTTGTCTGCTCAGTCTTGCTCTGCGCCTCAGTTGCAGACCTGTATGACGCTGCGGATTCGCCGTAGACAAGCTCGGTAAGGCCAACTCGTTTTTCAAAATTCTTCTCAACAGCAGCAAGCACCTGCCAGATATCGCTGTTAAACTGAGGATGCTGGAGAAACTGTACCACTTCGCTCACGGTTCCATGGGTTTCGTCTATTTCCAAAAGCTCGTAGTCAGACCCATGAAGAATAGTGGACTTAAGCTCTTCGCCAGCCGATTTCTTGATGGCAAGAAAATCACGACAGGAAACCCTGATTTTTCCGGCAATAAACGAATAAACCCAGTTGATGAATTTTAATTCCCCCAAGCCGGGCTTAAGATGCGACATCGGCCATACACGCCTAGGTCGTTCATGGAAAACAATCGGCGTCATCGGCCAACTGTCATCTGCCCAGAACGGCGTGTCCCATTCAAGCCTTCGCTTGATTTCGACATCGTCACCGCCATTCTGAATATCTGGCGGGATGTTGAGCGGATAATCGACTTTGTCGCAGACGGCAAGGTAGGCGTAATCGCCGTACTCCTCAAGGGGTTCAAGAAGCTCTTTGCTTACGCCTGACAGCCTACCGCCAACCCCAACCTTGGAATATATTTTCCAATACACCAAGAGGTCGTTGGTCTTGCCTTTCTTGCGCTTGTAGTCACCGGCGCTGCCCTCAGCCATCAGGTTACCCTGCTGGTTGTATGATTCCACATGACCGCAAAGCGTACCGGGTACAAGGCCGTAGTCTCGCTCCACCTGCCACACGGGATGAACGCAGCGTTTGGCTATCCACCCGGCTTCGGAAATGGTTTCCATGTCCGGGTCTATGAGAAGGTTATCCACGGTATCATAAAAACTGCCAATGAATTTCTTACCGGTTCCGGGAGAAACATAGGGTCGAGTCCAAAGAACGCCCATTCCCTTGATCAATGCCTCGTCTATCGCCCTTCGGCAATGATCCTTGAGATTCATCGCATCGGGAGTAAAATTAAGATACTGCTCAAGGAGAAGCGCCCTTGCGCCGTCAAGCTTGGTCTGCTTGATGTTCAGCTCCTGAAGGTGGTTGAACATCGGGCCAAACTGCTGGGGATCAAACGGGGCAAACGCTCCGGTTGGAATATCCTGCACCACCCTAGGATTGACTTTTCTGTCCGGGTTTCTTGAATAGAGCGCAGGGCCGAACAATTGCACCATCTCCGCAACCTTGTTGACGGTCATGGCAAAAGTCGGCCTAGGGAAATCGTCAGCTGAACCAGTGAATGAAAGACCTGCCCCGCCACCCCTTTTCAGCCCGTACATAAAATCATACGGGCCATCGAAAAACTGCATGCAAGTTTCGGCGTCCTTGCCAAACTCGTCCTGCTTGAAATCATAGGCAAGCTGGATCTTTTTGAGCCATGCAGTCACGATTGGGGCTAACAGGGATTCTTGATTCATTTATTATTTCGCAGAAGCAAGTGCGCCTTTTTGTTTGTGTTCGTAGATTCTAGGAATCAAAGTCCATGCTCCTGATTCTCTGGCTTCTGGAATCTGGGTCGTAGGGTCGTCCATATGCCTAACGCCGTCCATGCACATCAGGCTCACACTGTCTCGCTCAAACACGCTGCAAGCTATGGTGTCGGCACCAACATGGGTGACCACCGCTGGCCTTGGCATGGTTGATTTATCGGCAGCATGAAACCACAAAACCATATCTCCCACAAAAACGGCTGGCATAGCAAACTGGGGCATCATTCTTCTCCTTGGGCTGTAACAGGGGGCTTGACAGATTTGAGCCATCCATCGAGGTCAAACTTTTCCTCAGGCTCAATTACCGTGTTGTAAAGTACCATAATCGCAGCTTCCCATGCAACTAAAGATTGCTCATTTGGCTCACTATTGCAAAGTTTGGCTATCTGTGACGCAAGGTCTTTGACCTTTCCATCCGGGCTATTCAACGCCCATTCGCCTATCGCAGTCCAAGAATTCTCGTCAAGCTCCTCGTTTTTAGGAGAATAATCCAAGTATTGGCAAGCATCTTTGAAAGATTCCTTTGCAATAGCGCCAATAATCATCGCTGAAGATCCACTCATAGTCACACCTTTTCCTTACCGGGGCCAAGATTAATCATGCCCAAGCCCCCGTTCTGCTTGTTCATGCGTTTAATTTTTGCCTTTAACGCCTTGAGAACCACATCGTCACGCTTCTCGACAATATGCCTTTGGACATATTTGAAGTTAGCCATGGCGATATATCGGAAACACGCCATGGCATGGACACGGCCACGCTCCTCCGGCCTGTCCGTCACATAGCCCCTAGCTTCTTTCTTGTACCTATACCTTTCTATTTCCCAGATAAAATTATGGCATTGCGGGAAAACCTTGAGCCGGATACTTCCGTCCTCCCTGACCCTGAGCCAAGACCGTGCTGACTCGATACCGCCCTGCACATCATCCGAACCCCATTGAAAACCGCTGCCGGTGGTGGAAGAGTACACCCGGTATTTGCGCAACGCCCTAGAATACTGCTGCTCGACATTCAAGCCGGATCCAATGTCGGATATCCTGCCACCGTGCATGTCTATTATGAATTTCTCGAAAGTCTGCCCAACCGCCTTTTGCGCCATTTTCTGGCCAAACTGCTCGGCATCGCAATTGTAAATATAAAGTTCATCATAAAGATAAATGAAGTGACCATAACTTGGAGGAGGCACGGCAAAAAACAAGACGCAGCATACCTGCCTTCCCGGATCGACAACGGCGCATCTTGTCCATTCGTTTGGGATCTGGAAGTATTCGACACAGTGCATGGCCTTGGAGAATTCCGGGAACACCCGCAGACTGTTAATGGCAAACTCGCCGGAGATCCTGACTTTTCTTTCGTCCTCGGACATTCCTTCTGCAAATTCCTTTTTCTCCTTGTCACCGATATGCGGGTTGTCATCCAAGATAATGACAAACTCGTCCACCACTCTCGCATTGGGATCATCAGGATGCTTCTCTCTTTCGGTGATCGCCCTCTCATGGAGTTCCAGAAGTTTCTCGGTTCCAGTCTGCGGTGTCGCTGACCAGAAACCGCAACCCTTGCGGTCAAGGATACGGGCGCTAAGCTCCGGGTGCCAGTCAGGGTCAACAATTTCCTCGTCCAGCCAGAAGATGTCAATATCGCTACCCTGAGGTGGCTTGCCTTCGGACGAGTAAAAGTTTATTTCCCAGCCGTTGGTAAGCACTACCAATTTTGGAATGTTCTTGGCCTTGTTTTCCCAAGCAATTTTCTTGATCAGGCGCTTAGGGATCAGGGGTGGAGACTGCTTGGTCAGGTGAAACCTCTCAAGATCCTTGGGATCCCACGGCCTGTAGGTTCGCCACTGTTTGGTATCAAGATCACGGATGATCCTGAACGCTCCGGGTCGCCCCAGCTTTCGCCACATGACATTCCCGATGTGATCCAAGTTCCTGCCCACGCAAAAAGCCCTGCCACCTTCCAGCGGATACTTCAGGAATGGATCCATCCCGCACACCGCCCTAGCCAGCTCAACGGCAGCAACGGTGGTCTTTCCAGAACGATTGCCACCTCGCACCAGACGGTGGGTGGCCTTGGACATATGAAAGCTATGCTGAATCCCGGTAGGCTCATAGATCTTGAGCGCCTCCATCTTGCGCCGTGCGGATTCATTGAGAAGTTTCTTGAAACGGACGCTGTCCCTCTGGCCAAGCTCGGAGTAATCAAAGGATTCCCCGCTCCTGTCCTTGGACTGCGTCTGCTCAATCTTCTGCTCGATGGGTGGGTTCAGGCTGAAATGCGTCTTGACAACGGACTTAAATTGCTTCTTGGCTGCGGTTTCGACCCTTCGCTTGTCCATCAGGTGGGCGACAACCACTTTCTGGATGAGGTCGCTCGTCATTTCCTCGGTGAGCTTGTTGTCGGTAAGGTTAAGCTCGTCAATCAGCTTTCTTACTGTCTGGAGATTGAGCGATTCCTCTTGCGAGTTCTCCGGCGAATTCAGACCCGATGTCCTCCACCATCGCAGCGAGTTCATCACTGACTTTTCCAGCTGCGTTAAGCTTTTGCTTGGTTCTTGATTGTCCATCGGACTTCTCCCGGATCTGGTTCACAACGCCCTCGATCTCACGGTCAAGATCCTCATCGGACATCAGGCCGGTGTCATCCGGTTTCTCGTCTGCTTCCGATGCGAATTTCCATACTCTGGTTATGATATCCAATATCCTCTGCCGAACCAGAGAACCCTCACCGGCAGCAGTCCATTCCTCAAAAAGCATTTCCGCAAGCTTGGATGGGCCACCAACGACACGCACGAAGTTTTCCGCAAGCTCTGAGAGATGCGGTAGCTTCTTGCCGTCCTTGAGGTTGCTCTTGAGTGTTTCTTCTGTTTTCTTTTGACTTGGAGGCATTTTGATCCCGCATAAAAAGCAAGGGCGCAACAACAGCTACGCCCTTACTAATCCATCCGCATAAACATTGCCCAAGCGTCTAAGCGAAGGCTTATCGCCCTACATAGGCGGTGATATCACCAGTGCTTGCCGAAGCTGCTCCAGAGCATGCCCGGCCAATGATGAATCCACCGGAAGGCAGAACATTGGTCACGGACTTGTTGGTCAATGCGCTAAGCACATCGTTTGCAGCGACAGTCACTGTCCAACCGCCTGAGGCGGGGGATATTAACGCCGGGCCTTGTACCACGACATAAAACAAATCGCCAACCGGAACACCGGCAGCTGGAAGAAGCTCGTCAACCGGGTAGCCAACCCCACCAGCCGTTACGGTTCCAGTGGCCTTGGTGCCATAGGTTCCAGCGGAGGTGGATGTCGAGAAACCGGTGATGGTCTTTGGAAGGATAGCAGATGCGCCAGCGTTCCTGACGACCCTGCACCTTACCTTGTGACCTGACCTTGCAACCTTGGTGGAACCAACGGTTGCCGTAACAAGATCCTCAAACTCGAATTCCTGACCTTCGAGGTTTGCACCGCCCAGATCGTTCTGGTCAATGGTGGCACCACCGTAAAAAGTGGTTCCACGCTCAAAGGGAGGGTTTTCATTTCTTGCCATTGTCTAATTCTCCTAAGTAAAAGGTTTCCTGAAATATTAAGTTAAGGACACAAACTTCGCTTGGTAGCGAGGATTGCATCTCATGTTGCCGAAGAAGTCGATTGAGAATCTCTCGGTGTAGCTGGCGAGGTCGAAGTCAGGAACCTCTGGAACGAACAGCTGGGACTGCAAGCTCCTGAGTTCCAGCTCATCGACATTCAAGCCGTAGCCAACTCCGTCAGGAATACCGTACTCGGAGGTGATGTCAACACCATCAATGTTGACTGAATCCTCGAAGCCAAGAGCGTAAAGGCCACCCTTCTTGTCACCACGGACAACAGTGAGGCGTTCCTTGACTGCCTGTTGCTCAAGCACAAGTCGATACATCTCGGATTCGAGGATGATCATGTCGAGCATGCCACGCTTGGACTTGTTCTTGTGGCTCTTGGTGATCGCATAGCGGATCGCCTGAGTACAAGTGTTCGCCCATGTGTAACCACTCACGCCACTTGGTAGAGTCCATGCGGTGTCAGTGTAGTCCACGATGAGAGGTGACCAGAAGGAATACTCGGTGTCACCGGTTCCATCAGGCCAAGCGGTATTGGAGCTTGCGTCCTTAGACCAGCTGCCACCGTAGTTGCCAAGGTTGGTCAACAACCCTGCATAGGTGTCGGAGGGAAGGCCAACAAAACCATGGGGAGAAGCCCCGGAGGTTCCGAACCAAGATTCAAGGCCGTGGATGCGTCCGGTGTTACCGGCTGCGTTTCCATCGCCATAGATCTCGTCACCAAAGGAATCTTCGATCTCGAACACCATCGAGTTGACGATGTCGGATGCGAGCTTGATGATGCCTTCAGCGGTTCCTTGGTTTTTAAGCTTTTCAAATTTACCAAGGGCATCGGTCACCGCATAACCACGCCAATCGAGCTGGGCGGTCTTGTAACGGTTGACCTTGCTGAAAGTCAAGGTGTCGCCATCGGTGATGGTTCGGAGAGGTGATTTCTTGTATTTCACCTTCCAGTCCATGAGGTCACCGGAGTTATTGAAGGTCACACGACCACGATCCTGAAGCATGGCGAGGATCTTGCGGTTACGCATGATGTTATCCTCGACATCCTTGATGTACTGATGGATCGTAGTATTTAGAATTCTCTGCCACTCAGCCATAACATTAACCCTTATATTCTCCGGTATTACCCGTGGGGCGGGACATTAAAAAAATCAACGAGAACGCTTGATCGAACCCTCTGAGATCCCATTGGCCTCAAGTGACTGGCGCATTCTTTGCGCCAAGTTCAAGGATTTGTTTTTCACAGCGCCATTGCCTGTAAAGGCAGCAGCATCCGAATTACCGATCCTAGTAAGGGCGTTACCTTGTCTGGAAGGGGCTTGCTGGACAAACTGTTGTTTCTGAACATCACCCTGCTGTCTCTGCGCCGTCTGTTGCGCAGCCTGTTCCCTAGCTTGCTGCATCCGCATCTGGGATTGTTGATAGTAGTCACGATACTGTGCGTTCTGCTGTGCTTCCCTTTGGGCTTGGTGCTTAAGGTAGTCACGCTGCACCAGAGAAGCTGCGTAGGATGCACGGGCGTTTTCGTCCCTGATCCCAACCGAAGCTGCCTGTGCGACATAGTGAGCGAAGGCTTTACCGTAGGGAGCCAAAGCTGGCTTGCCGGTTGTTTGGTCGTAAACCAACTTGCCGTTCTGATCCCTCTGGTGAAGCCAACTGCTGTTCTGGGAAATGTAGTCCTTGGCGAAATTCTGCTCCTGCTGGCGAGCGTCACGCTCACTTAGGATTTTTTCGACAAGGTTCTTTGCCACTTCCTCGATACCGGGCTTGATTGATCCAACTGGATCAAATGCAAATTGCTCTAGGAATTTATCCCGGTGTTCAATTGCATTCGAATATTTGTTGATGAGATCTGGTGGCGCACCGGGAAGGGTTGTCAAGTTTCCGTTGGAATCACGGACAACCTTGGATCGCCATTCAGGGTCAAACTCAGGAGCTTTCCACCAAGATTCCTTCTCGGCTGGAGCGCTCTTGGCTGCTTCCGCAGCCTGTTTTTCCTTCATCCATGCGTTAAATTCAGCAGCGTTCTGCAAATACTGGTGGCCGTATTGCGCCATTTGCTGGAGCTGCTGGCTCTGCTGCGCCTTGGATACCAGATCCCTGATCGCCTCGGCATCGTTGGTGTAGCCGGAAGCGTCATAGCCGTATCTGGAAACTGCCTCACGCACGGTGTATTGTTGTGGAGCAGGAGCTTGCTGCTGCTGCGGTGGAGCGTTCACTGACGCAGGACTGGTTCCGTAGCTGCTTGGAGCGCCATTCCTCTGGTCAGGTGATGCCACATACTGCTGGGGCTTGGATTGCCCTTGGCCGGGTTGACCGGTAAACTCAGCTGGTGATGATGGCGATGATTGGGATTCGACATTCGACTGCGGGGCCGATGACGCCACGGATGATTCCGGGGATGATACTGGTTCTGACTGACCGATTGTTTCTTCCATGTTGTTCCTTTTGGCCACATATTTTGTGTAGCACCATAAATATGATAGTTAACAAAATAAAAGTCAAACAAAAAACCCCCGGTTTTTGGCCGGGGGCTTCTCTCCTGTCATCCTTGACACTGTCAAAAGGGCAAATCCTCGTCATCCCTAGGCGGTGCTTTCTTGATCATCTCGTCCTCGTAAGACCCGTCATCCATGCCGTCACCGGCGTCATCGACCACTTTTGCGCCTTTTAATATCCCAGAAGCGTCATTTCCTTCATCGCCCTCGAACATGCGCTTGATGACAAGCCTCTGAAGTGCGCCGATCCTCTCGTTGATCAGCTTGATCTCCTTGAGAATCTGGTCAAGCTTCTCAGATCCAACCGATCCACCGCCTGATCCTGCGCTCCTTGGGTTCCTGTCTGTCTCAACCTTCTGTCCAGCAGCACGGGCGAACCAGTTGAGGATGAATTCCGGGTACCATTCGTCCTTCTTCTGGCGATCCGGCTCTTTCTCAAGCCATGCAACCATCTTCTCGATCTGTGCGTCTATGTTTGCACCGGGAAATTTCTTGACCACCTCACGAAGAAGCGGTTGCGGAATGATGTATGTACCAAACAAGCGCCCATTCCGTGACGGCAACTTGTATTCCTTGACTTCAGCCATGCTAAAACTCCTCAACGCTAGGAAAACTGCGCCATGGCCAGATGCTCCTCCACAGAGCGTCCGTTGTCCATGTCGTCAAACTTGATCTCTTTCTGCTCCATGGGAAAGTCGTCATCCTCATGGTTCCTCTTGGCGAGGTGAGGGAACAGTGGCTTGAGCTGACTAGTGGTCGTGCAGCCAGCCCCTATTCCCTTGCACCCTTTTAGGAAAACCTGCTTTCTGTCCTCATCACTCATCTCCCTGAATCGCTCTATCGTCAATCCAATCAGGGAAAGGCTGTAGGACAGCTCATGGTCATACCTACGCTTCATCTCACGCCTCCATCCGGGGAAGCTTTGCTCATAAACCTCGATCTGGAGGATGAACCGCTTGCTATTCGCTGCGTTTATGAGCTTATCCCTTCCAACCGGGCAACGACAGGTGCATAAGGCAGTCATGCTGTCAACGATGAGGACATCGCCGTTGCTTTTCTTCCTCAAGCTCCTGCAGTGTGGCACGGAAACATAACCCTCGCACCGGCAATCCTCGCAAA